CCAGTTGCACCATACTTAGTTAATTTACCATCAGCAATCATTGTTCTAATAGCAGAGTTACCACCATTACCACCTTTACGTAGCGAGTATAAATATTTACCTCGTTTATCTTTTACTGCATCTTTTGCAATATCAAATGTACCACCAGATATAATTCTTATTCTTGACTCAAGATATTGTAAATGTTGGTCTAAATCTCTATGTGTATCATCAATAAAGTTTTGTGCTTTTTTACCTTTGTATCTAATAAACTGTAATCTAGCTTCTCTACCAGCATCACTAGCTATCCATTGAGCAAGTTCATCAGTACCATATCCATATTTAGCTACAGCAGCAGCCATAGGGTCACCTCTTAATAATCTAAGCTCGTGATATACAGACTCAACTATTTGTGGTTCTGTAAGTTCTGCAGTACTTCTACCTAAATACTCAATGTATTTATTGTTTTTAGTTTTGTTAGCACCACCAGCAATATCTTCATATCGCATAGTCTTTTGCATTGCTTCCATAACTTCTTCTTGCATAAGAAAATCTACTGCATCAGGATTGTATTGAGCTGCTTTATATTTACTTAATGGTAATTTTTCTAATAACTTACCAGCACGTGAATTAGGATTATGTGCAGCTAACCATTGAAAATATTCATATGGTCTGTTGTATATACTAGATAAACCTTTTACAGCTATACGTGCTTGTTCTTCCATAAATACACGAGTAAAGAAAGCTGCTCTCATAAGTACAAATGGTTTAAATAAATTTCTTGTATAGAAAGACATTAAGTTACTAACAAAATTATTTTCTAATCTTTTAACATTTAAAATACCGTCATCAAATGGATTAGGTATAACATCATCTGCTTTGTTCCAAGACAAATGTTGTGTTTTATATTTAATATATTTTTTACTATCACTAAGAATACTTGTAGCTTTAAACTGATTATCTGGATAAGCTTTAAATAATGGTCCTAATGCACGCTCTATTAACCTATAATCCATTAATGGTGCAATGTTATCTTGCATTTCACTAAACATAGAACCACTCATAGTAGTTACTGCTTCACCAATTTCGTTAGTAGCGTAACCTACTTCGTTTATTTCAAAACCTCTGTAGTTAGAACCTACGTTAGGAAGTATGTTTTTATCTTTATCAGTTGCATATATTTTCATTTTGTTAAGACCTTCAAACATTTTTTCTGCATGGTCAGCTATATATTCGTGATTACCACCTCTAGCTCTTACCATTTTTAAATCTCTTGATGCTTGTTTAAAAGCAAAATCTCTATATGCAGTTTTATCTAATGGATTTATTTCCATAAACTCTTGCATAATTTTGCTAGCATTCTCTGCGTCATAACCATTTATTTGCAAATGAGAAGATAACTGTCTATATCCAACATTTAAATTATTAAGAGGTATTCCCATATCAGGAACAACTCCTAATAACTTTCTGTAATAAGGATTGTAGCTAGAGTTAAAGTTAGAACTAAAACCTAAGTATCTTTCAAATTTAGGTGTACCTGTTTGTTCTAATGCTTCTAGTACATATGACGGTGTAGAATTTTCTAATTTAGATAAAGTATGTACTTTATCAGATACAGCATCCATTGTATCAATAACAGCTTCGTTACCTACTTCTACAAGTTTTTGTGGATTACGTTTACTTTGTCTTAAAGGAAATACACCTTCTCTAAGTTTTCTAGTTTTTTCTCCAGCCCAACTACCAAATGTTCTATAACTAGCATTAGGATTTAAACCAGTTGATTGTAAAAATTTATTAACAGCTAATGAACCAGTCTTTGGTAACATTTTTCCTGGTAATGTATAAGGTACCATTTGTCCTACATCATTACGTATTGCATAACCAGATGATGAAATCATGTCATCAAACATTCCTTGTACTTTACGCCAATCAGTTTCTTTAACAATATCTGCTTGTACTTGTGCAGGTAAATGTTTTGTAATTGGATTAGTACTTATTAAATAAAGATTTTCTTCCTCTGCTAATGCTTTAAAAAACTCTGTGTTAGTAGGATTATTTAAAATATCATCTTTTGTTGTTTGAAAAAACTTAGGTACTCTACCAAACAATGTATTTTCTTTTTTAAGTTTCTTTAAAGCTTTTCTAGTTGTAGATATATCTTTACCAATTAACTGATTTTTAATTAACTGACCAGATTTATTTACAATACCAGTTAAATCACCTGTACCTGTAGCACCATCAATAACAGGACCTACTTCTTCTAAAATATTATCTGCTAAGTTTTTACTACTTACACGTACAGTTTCTTTTCTAAATTTAGTACCTTTTACTAATGCACCTTCATCTAATAATTCCATAACAGGATTTACTCTACGTAAACCTTTTTGTAAATTCTTAACACCTTTAATACCTTTTCCTACAAATAATTCAGGAACTAATTGATATGCAGCATCTGTTAATCCAGATAAAATATCAAATGCTTTTGAACCTGGTGCAAATACTTCAGCTGCAGTTACACGTCCTGGTGAATATTCAAGTAATATATCTCTATCTGCCCACTCAGGTCTAAAATAATCTTGTTCTGTTTGTCCTGCCCAGAAAAATCTTTGTCTTGCTCTACCTGCATAAAAGTTAATCTTGTTTGGATTAAATGCAGATGTGTAATGTATCTCACCATTTTCATCAAAGTTTTTTAATGGTGCGCCAATATTCTTATAAATAAAGTTTCTAGCTTCATCAGGTGACATTCCATAATCTGTAGTTAATGCAACATAATAAGGAGTTTTTTCTGCTTTAACTGATTCAAGAGATATCTTAGTAGCTCTATCAAAGTTTAATGGTTTACCTTCTGATACAGCTCTAAACATAGCAGCAAGTACAGGTTCACCACCCATTTTGTGTGCTTCTTTAACCATTTCAATTTGTTGTCTAAGTTCATCTAATGTACCTAGTTCTCTACCTAATCCAGAAACTTGTGTACCACTAAGGTCAATTTGCAACATATCTTGTGCTTTTTGTGGTGTGTAACCTTTTTTAAGTAAATTATCGTAAGCTCTTAAATCTCTAAGATATGCTTGTGACCTACCTACTTTCATAGATTGTCCAGGTGTTAATGCGTTTGCAGCACTAGCAATAACAGACCATTTACCAGAAGGACCAAATGTTTGAAATAATGCATCTAATCCTGCAAATGCCCAAACTCCGTATTGAACATCTCCAGGTTTAGCACCACCAGGCATAAGTCCACCTGTCCATAAATCACCCCATGTCATTTTCATATTGTTTTCTACATGGTCATATTGGTATCTTTGTTGTAATTCTTGCCATAACTTAGCTTCGTTATATAATTTATTACTTCTACTAGCTTGAGCTATTTCATTTACAGCTTGATACTCTGCTGGTATTCCTAATACACTCATACCTAATGCAGTACCAGTATCTAATTCAGTAGGGTATTTTTCTAGATTTTGTATAACTTGTTCAGGATTTGTTTGTGCTAAAGCATTATACTGACTAACTTGTAGTTCTACTTGTTTACGTGCATTGAGTATGTCATAATACTCATTCCTATCGTTGAGTATAAATGCCATTAAATATTCCTATTGTTGATAATCTCCAATAATGTAGGTGTTGGATTTATTTGATATAGTGCTTGAAGTATAACATCTGTATTATCTGCTATTTGTTGTCTAGGACCACTACCCTCCCCTATTGGTTGTCCTTGAGTTACAGGTTCTCCTGGTCTTTCTGTTGGTGCAAAAACATTTGGAGATACAGGAATAGGGTTTTGTTGTGGTAGGGGAGCGGCTTGTTGTTGTTGAACAAAAGCTTTATTTTGACCATATTCAGCATCAGGTAACCTTCTAAGAGGTTGTTTACTACTTCCTGGTCCACCATCAGTTCTTTGCCCACCTTGTGGTGTAGCTACTGCAGCAGGTTTACTAGGTTGTCTATATCCGCCACGTCTATTCTTTGCCATAAAACTCCTGAGTAATAAGAATTATTATTCCTGGTGTAGGTGTAATAATCTCTGTTACATTTTCAGACAATATATCTAATTCGTCTGTTACACCATATTCCTCGTATACTAAGTCCCAAAACTCTACATCAAAATAATCTTGCATTTTCTTATAATCCAAATGCCTGCGCCATTGTTGGTATCCCACCTTGTCCTCCTGCTTGCTGTTGCATCATTTGTTGTTGTATCATAGCTTCTTCTTCAGGTGACATTTGTGGCTCTTGTGGAGTGTAGAACTGCTTCATAATCTCTGTTATTGCAGATGGATACTCATAAATAGCTATTGCAGCCATTGTAGCTGCAGCATCACCTTGAGCAGACCTTGCTAAAATACTATCAAACAATACTTGTTCGGCTTTATTTTTTCTAATACGTTCTTGTACTTTTGCTATGTTTTCTAAACCATCAATATTATCTTGTAATGTTTCTACGTCTATAACACCTGCTTGTAATAATTGCAATCCAGTTACAATTTTTTGTGGTTCATCAAAACCAGCCATAACTCCATAGATACGTCTAGTTTTAAAGTCACCACCAATATCACTAAGTGGTTGATAGTTTTCACTAAATGCAGAACCATTTAAGAAACCAGCCATAGGTTTTTTACTAATACCTTGTGAGTATGATAGAACTACATCCATCTCTAATCTCTTTTGGTCCATTTGTACCATAGCTGTTTTGATAATATCTCTATATTCTGAAATCATAAGTGACATTGTGCTGTTAAGTTCTGATAAACCAGCACCAGTAACAAAACTGTTAGGTGATTGACTATCGTCAGTAACAGGGTAGCCACCTACCATACGCAATTGTCTTTCAAGTCTATCGACTTGTTGGAACAATTGATATGGAATATTATTCATTGGTTTAGAAACTTGTGTACCAGGAGCTAGATAATTAACTGCAAATCGACCTTTTCTATATTGTCCAGATTCTATCTCTCCTGATATGTTAGTTTCTGTAA